CCAAGTTGGGATAATGGAGAAGATATGTTTTTCTCTTATGCGGCCCAAAAATATATGAATCTTAAAACATATGTACCACCACATATTCCAACAGACGTTGAAACTTGGTCAAATGTTCCAGCAAGGGATAATAATTGGGGTTATGATAAAAACGCTCATTCATTAACTCATTCAAATCATATTGGATTAAGAAACCAAATAGTGGCCCAGTTGATTGATAAAGGTTGGAAAACTGTAAAAAACGTAAGAAAATGAAAACATTTGAAGGACATTTTACTATGTTATTAGAAAAATTTAAAAAAGGTGAGAACTTTGGTTATAGTAGATTTTCAGATGGTGAATTAAGAATAATGCAAAATTTAGAAACACAGATAGGTAGTAATTTTCATGTTATCGGTAATAAACGTGGTGGTGGTAATTATTACACTGAAGACTATAAACACTTTGACCCTAATAAACACCAATTTTATCATGGTAAATTAATGGAAGCATTTAGATTTAAAAAAGACAATTATTATGTTGGATTAAGTTGTAGGTGCTGCGTGGGTGAAGCTGATTTTAAACAAATGTTAGAGTGGTATGAGGGTGATAGTGATAGTGATAATTTAACGTGGGCTAACATATTCCTTAACGGTAATTACCCAAAATTCATGAGTGAATTTGTACCAGAACTTAAAAATAAAAAAGTAGTATATATTGTTAATGAAAATGCTAAATTAGCTGGATTACCATTTGACGTTATAAAAGATTTCAGAGTAGGACCTAATTGTATTGTAAATAATTACGATATGATTGAAGAGATAAAAGAATGGATTGATGATAATAATATAGAAAATCACGTATTCTTATTTTCAGCGTCTAGCTTAAGTAATTTCATGATACATCAATTATTTGAATATAGTAATAAAAATACTTATCTTGATATAGGTACAACTTTAAACCCTTTTATGGGTATGAAAGGTAGACGAGGGTATCATGGGAGTAATACTAAAATGTGTATATGGTAATGGATTTAGAAGAAAAAATATTTAGTGAATTAGACACGAAAAGATTTGGTGTTAAAGTTGGTAAAGTAACTGAAGAAGTTTTACTAATACCAAATGTAATGAATAAAATAAGAGATTTAGGTTTTGAATTATTAATTGCTAGAGTTGAATTAAAGAATATTCAATTAATTAATCGAATGGAAAATGATGGATTTGGCCTGAAAGATATTCAATGCACTTATTATTATAATTTAGAAGATTATGATAAAAATAATAATTCATTTAAAGAGGATGGATATATTATCAGAGAATTTAAAAGTACTGATACTGAAGAATTAATTAAAGTAGCTAAAGAATGTTTTGATGGTTATGGACATTATTTTAGTAATGATAGATTAGATAAAGATGATTGTATAGAAGTTTATGGGGATTGGACATACAATTCATGCACCAACATTAAGGTAGCTGATAAAATATTTGTTAGTGAATTTGAAGGAACACCTGTAGGTTTTCTTTCATTTAAAATATATACCAAAGGTGATAAAAAATACGCTGCTGGTGGAATGGGTGCTGTTAGCCCTAAACATAGAGGCAAATCTATATTCCCTAGAATTGTAGCTAAAGGATTAGAATGGGGTGTTTGGGCTAATTTAGATTGGGAAGAGCATAATGTAATAGTCAATAATAAGTCAGTAAATAGGTCATTCACTAAAATGGGCTTTAAACCTGATAATTTCGTAACCACAATGCATTGTTGGTTAGATTAAAAAATATATAAAAATGTTTGATAGGAAAAAATATAATCCATACCAAGTAGTTAAATTATTTGAAGAATGTATAGCTGATTATACAGGTGCCAAATATGCCGTATCTGTTGATTCGTGCACAAGTGCATTATTTCTTTGTAGTAAGTACCTTGAGGTTACAAAGGTAACAATACCTAATAAAACTTATTTATCAGTACCACAATCAATAATACACGCTGGCGGTGAGGTAATATTTGATACTAACGTAGATGTAAATAATTGGCAAGGAATATATCAATTAAAACCTTATCCAATATATGATGCGGCAAAAAGATTAACATCAAACATGTACATTGAAGACGCATTTATGTGTTTATCATTCCACATTAAAAAGCATTTAAAAATTGGTAAAGGTGGTATGATATTGACTAATGATAAAGATGCGGTAACTTGGTTTAAAAAAGCTAGATACGAAGGTAGGGGTGAAAAATTATACCATGAAGATAATATCACATCATTTGGTTGGAATATGTATATGACCCCTCAAGAAGCTGTTCATGGACTAGCGTTGATGCAAAATTATCCAGAACATGCAGAAGATTTAATGGAAAATGGGGGATATAGAGATTTAACCGAATTCGACATTTTTAAAAAAAATAAAAAAATATAATATAATGAGCAATTTTAGCGTGAAAGATTATTGGGATGATAGATATAAAAAAAATGGCCATTCAGGGTGGGGTAGCCATGACAAATCATCAGTGAATTTTAAAAAAGACTTTGTTAATAAAATTATTAAGGAATATGAATGTAAGTCGGTTATTGAATTAGGGTGTGGTGACGGTAACCAACTAATGTATTTTAAAGATTATGAAAAATATTATGGTCATGATATCAGCCCTACAATTATAGAAAAAAATAAAATAATATTTAAGGGTGATAATACCAAAATATTTGAGTCTGATGTAAATAAATTATTAAATAAGAAATATGATTTAGCTTTAAGTTTAGATGTTACATATCATTTAGTTGGTGACGACATGTTCGAAGAATATATGAATAATTTATTTAGCTTATCCGATATAATTTGTTTATTCACTGTAAATACTGAAGAAGCTGAAACCATATCACATGTTAAACATAGAAGAATTACAGATTATATCACAGATAATTTTCCAGAATACACCTTAATTAATACTGAAATGTTTGGGGAAACTAGGGTTGGCTTTTTTTTATATATAAAAAAATAATATGAAAAATTTATTAAAAATTGGTTATGATGTGATTATTGATGATTTTGTTAAAATTAAAAGACCACATTTAGTTAATATAGGTAATCATATTGCAATAGATTGGGGGTTTTATTGTACAACTTCATTAGATATTGGAGACTATACACACATATCCCCATACGTTACATGTATTGGTGGTGCCAAAGGTAAATTTATAACCAAAGGGTTTAATAATATCATGGCTGGTGCACGTATTATATGTAGCTCTGATAGATTTGATGATAGTGGTTTATTTGGTGCTATGATACCAGATGATTTAAAAGGTAAACAAATCTTAGGTGATGTGGTTATGGAAGAATTCTCCAATATAGGTACCAACGCCATTGTTTTACCAAATTCTATTTTAAGAAAAGGTGTGTTATTAACCGCTGGAAGTTTATTAATGGGTGATACAGAAGAATGGGGAGTTTATAAAGGAAACCCAGCAGTATTAGTTAAAAAAATAGATAAAACAAAAATAATAGAAAGTGCTAAAAAATTAGGTTATAAAGGTGAATGAAAAAAAACTATACATCACCAACGGAATTACCCAAGATGGGTTTGGCGCAAGACTTCAAAGAGCGTTACATGCCATGGCGTTTACATTACACTTACGTGATACATTAAACATTAACGTAGAATACATCCACACCCCATTTACATACGAAGGTTTCGGTGAAAATTATCGAATGGGTGAACAAGCAAGAGCTGTTGGTGATAATAAAGAACCTTATGATGAAATCAGCCGTGAAGGGTATCTAAAAAGAGCTAAATTGTGGGATGAAATGATAGCTTATAATGGTATTAAAATCACTGATATTAATTTAGATAAATTTAATATTATAGATTCTACAGGTAAAAGCGTTAAAAATAAGATAAAAGAACAGACTTCCAACACATTATTTATCGTTAAATATTTACAAAAAGATTTTAATAAAAACGAAATAGATTTCAACATTATCACTAAATATTATGACGAAATCAGTGAAAAATTAGGGTTTATAGATAAAAACGAAAAAAATAATGATTTTATTCTTCACATTAGGCGTAAAGATGCTATATTATACAGAGATGTTAGATTTCTTGAAGATGAATATTATTTAGATATTTTAAAATTAATTGAACCAATTAAGGATAAATATAATGTTTCTATACATACACAATATAAAAATTTTAATAAAAATAGGTATAGTGGTTGGGAAATAACGTATGATAATGAAGAGGAAGATTATGATTTATTCAAGACTATGGTAAATGCCAAAGTTTTAATTATGGGTAAAAGCTCATTTAGTCTTACAGCTGGAATGCTTAACCAAAATATAGTAATTTACCCACAACAACCAACCAAACCTTTGAGTAGGTGGATTAATAAAAGAGAATTAATAAAATACATTTAAAATGAGTTTTAAAGCAGTAGCAGAATTTGAAACCGAGATAGCAAAATATTTTGGCGCACCTTACGCAGTAGCAACCGATTGTTGTACACATGGAATAGAGTTGTGTTTACGATTAAGTGAGGTTACAGAAATAACGGTACCAAATAGGACATATCTTTCAGTACCAATGTTGGCAAACAAACTGAACATTGATTTACATTGGCGGGATAAAGAATGGAAAGATTATTACTATCTTGGTAGTTGGAACAATGTAATAGATGCCGCAGTTCTTTGGAAGCAAAATAGCTATATTCAAGGAACAATGATGAACCTAAGTTTCCAATTCAGAAAACATTTAAGTCTTGGTAGGGGTGGTATGATATTACTTGATAACGAAGAAGATGCGAAGATGTTAAAAAAAATGTCATATGATGGTAGATTACCCGACATTCCTTGGTCAAAACAAAATGTAGATACAATGGGATATCATTATTATATGACTCCCGAAACGGCACAATTAGGGTTAGATAAACTACCAAATGCTATTAAGACCGAACCAGAGAAATGGGAGTATACAGATTGGCCTGATTTAACACAAATGGATATATTCAAACAATGAAAAAGAAAATTTTAATATTAGGTGGATTTGGATTTTTGGGTAAAAGTCTAAATAAAGCATTAGAAGATGATTATATAATTTATAATGAAAGTAGGCGAACCGATTGTGATGCGCTAAATTTAGAAGTTTTAACGTCTAAAATAGAAAAGATAACCCCTGATATAATAATTTTTACATCCGCACATGTAGGCTCTATTAATTATGTGTCAGAACATGCTGCTGAAGTAATAAATGATAACATACAAATGTATATTAATTTGTATAAAGCGGTAACAGAAGTAAATAAAGATATCATAATCATAAATCCACTTGCAAATTGTTCATACCCTGGAGTTATTAATATTCAAAATGAAGAATATTGGTGGGATGGTAAAATACACGAATCAGTTGAGGCTTATGGTATGTCCCAAAAAACCGCATTTATAATATCTGAATGTTATAAAAAACAATATGGTATTAAAACAATTAATTTAATTTTACCAGGGTTATACGGTGAGGGAGATTATTTTGATGAAGAAAGAACTCACGCTATGAGTGGCATCATTATGAGAATGATAGGAGCGCAAAAAAATAATGATGAAGAATTTGAAGTTTGGGGTACGGGTTCACCAATAAGAGAATGGTTATTTGTTGATGATGTTGGTAGGATAGTAAAAGAGATTATAGATGATGATAAATACGATTTACCAAATCCGTTGAATCTTGGCCAAGAACATGGAATTTCTATAAAAGATATAGCACTTAAGGTTAAAGAATTATTAAATTATGATGGGAATATTGTATATGATACAACAAAACAAGATGGGGCACCAATCAAAATATTGGATTCGAAATTATTTAACGAACATTTTCCAGAATTTAGATTTACTGGTTATGAAGTTGGGATAAATAATGCAATAAACTATTATAAAAATGTGTAAATGAAAATAATAATACCAACATGTGATAAATACATTAATGTATTAGAAGGCGAAAAATATACCTTTGATAAGAATGGTGGGTCTAATTTAGATGTTACCATATTAGGGTTTAAAGAACCTAAATTTGAGTTGGGTAACTGGAAGTTTGTATCCTTAGGCGTTGATACTGGACCACAAAATCTTAGTCATGACCTTTGGAACTTCTTCGAAACGTTTGATGATGAATTTTTTATTTACGGTAATGATGATATTGTTGCGGTAGATACAATAGATTTAGAATTATTAAATGAGATGGAACAAATGATGGTAGATAACCCAGATATTATGAAAATAAATATTACTTCAGCGTTTGGTCATTCATTATCACACTATGATACGTTTAAAGATATGGGAGATTATCAGTATAAGGTAGTGCCGCAAAATGCGGATTATAGATTATCACTAAATTCAAGTATTTGGAGAACATCTTATTTTAAAAAATATTGTAAATTAGGTGCTGGGCATTGGGTTTGGGAAACTAGACCTGTGGCAAAAAATGACGGAGCAATACTTTTAGGAACTACAGGTAGGCATGTTATAGATTTTGGGCATATTTTTAGAGAGGGAAAAATGAAAGCTTCTAAAGATTGGTTTAAATCTGAATACACTAATAAACAATTAACAGATGAAGATTATTCGTATGTTGATAACATAATAAATAATTTATAATATGAAAAAAGTTTTAATAACAGGTGGAGCTGGTTATTTAGGTTCCACATTAACAGAATTATTATTATATAAGGGTTATAAAGTAGACGTTCTAGATGATTTATCGTTAAGACAAACATCATTATTTCATTTATGTTATAATGAGAATTTTAATCTTATAGAAGCAGATGCTACAAATTATAAGTACCTATCAAGTATAGTACCTAATTATGATGTTATAATCCCTTTAGCTGCTGTTGTTGGGGCACCAGCTTGCGAGGCAAATAAAGATTTGGCCACTAGATTAAATTTTGGCCACGTTAAGGTAATAGTGGATGCAATGAACCCTACTCAGAAATTACTAATGCCTAACACCAACAGTCAATATGGTAGTTCGGATAAAATAATAACTGAAGATAGTCCATTCAACCCATTATCACATTACGCCAAAACTAAATGTGATGCTGAAGATTATATTATGAAAAGTGGTAATGGAATTTGTTTTAGGTTAGCCACAGTCTTTGGTGCGTCACCAAGAATGAGAACAGATTTATTAGTTAACGATTTTGTACATAAGGCAATTGTTGATGGGTATTTGGTGTTATTCCAAGCACATTTCAAAAGAAATTATATTCACGTTAAAGATATAGCAAACACATTCTTATTTGGTATTGAAAATTATGATAAATTAAATAATGATGTTTTTAACGTTGGTTTATCAACTGCTAATTTATCCAAAAGGGAATTAGCTGATAAAGTTAAGGAATATATTCCAAATTTAGTTATTATTGAAAATGACTTTAGTTCTGACTTCGACAATAGGAATTATATCGTCTCTAACGATAAATTAGAAAGTTTTGGATGGAAACCTACTCACACAATAGATAGTGGTGTAATCGAGCTAATTAAAGCTTATAAGATGATAATTAAACATAATAATAAGAATTTTACTAATTTATAAAAATATGATTAAACAAATAAATAAAAAAAATGTTGGAATTGATATTACTGGTGACGCTGGCAATATCCCTTTGGGGTACCAACATGGTGATGGTTTGTTATTTGATGATACGCACCCTTCATGGATTCTACATAAGAATTATGAGATTTTATCAAAAGATATTTTAAAAGAATATCCTAAAGCGATGAAAATTTTGGATATTGGGTCTGGTGCGGGTAATTTAAGATATTGCTTCAAAGAATCTAAACCAGAATTAGTCGTGGTAACATTAGATGGAAATATGGAAACAATAAATAGCCCATTGATAGATGTTGATACTCATTTTTTATTAAGAACAGATGTTGATTATACGTTATCGGATGAAAATGATGAAATCATAAAGTTTGATGTTATTTGTTCTTTTGAACATTTTGAACATATTGAACCACAATATTTCGATGTTTTTATTAATAATATAAAAAAGCATTCACATAAAGACACTGTTTTAATTGCAAGTGCTGCCAATTGGAAATATGATAATTCTGATGTTCATTGTAATGTTAAAACATCACAAGAATGGGAAGCCGAATTAACTAAAAAATATGGAATGAAAAAAATAAATAAGCAAATGTTAAACCACATCAATTGGTCAACGAGAATAAAGCATACGTTTGAATTATATTATAAAGTATATGAGTAAAAATATGGAAAGAAAATATTTACCGACATTATCAGAATTAATTGATAGATTATCAATAATTCAATTAAAAGAAGTGTTCATCGTTGAACATAAAGAAGAATATGCTAAAGAAATTGATGAGATTGTTCATGACATTAATATATTATTAAAAGAAAGCGATAAAGTGGATGGTGAGTTTATCCGAGCTACTATTGTTTTAGCCCAAATGAATTTACATATTTGGCATAATGAATCAAATTATCGTAAGGGTATTAAAGATGGTAATAATTTAGAATTAACCCATGGGTTAAATGGCATTAGAAATGTTGCTAAAAATAAGATTCAAGAAATAAATGGCGGTAGAAAGGATTATAAAATTGATTGTTTAGCGGCAGAGTTTAAAGATTGGGAAATATCTTGGAAATAGAAAATAAAAAAATATTAGTTATAGGTGATACATGCAAAGATGTTTACATTTATGGAAAATGTGAACGGTTATGTCCTGACGCACCCGTACCAGTTCTGATACCAAAAAATAGGGTAGAAAGTGATGGTATGGCTGGTAATGTTGTTCGAAATGCGGAAGCTCTAGGCATTAAAGTAAATTATATTTTAAATAAAAATTACCCAACAAAAATAAGATATGTAGACCAAAAAACAAATCAAATGTTAGTTCGTGTAGATGAAGGTGAATATGATACAGAACGAATATTTGGGATTAGAAATATTGATTTATCCGAATTTGACGCAATCATTATATCTGATTATAATAAAGGATTTTTAATGGAAGAAGATATTAAATATATTTGCGATAATCACAATTTGGTATTTATCGACACTAAAAAAATTATAAATAGTTTTTGTGAAAATGCAAGATTTATAAAGATAAATGATACTGAATATCAATTATCAAAACAAAATATTGATACTATGAATTTATATGAATCCCTAATTGTTACTACTGGAAGTAAGGGTGCGATTTATAAAGATGTTATATTCCCAGTAGAATTGGTAGAAATAAAAGACCAAACAGGTGCTGGGGATACCTTTATGGCATCTTTGGTGGTTAAATATTTAGAAACAAGTAACATAGAAGAATCGATAAAATTCGCCAATAGGTGTGCATCGTGGGTGGTAACACAACGTGGTGTAAACATAATAAATGTAAATAAAATATAAATGGAAAGTGGTGAGCCAAAATTAATTTATGTAGATATTGATGGTACCATATGTAATTCAGATAATGGATATGTTAATGCAATCCCTATCGTAGAACATATTGAAAAAATAAATAAGTTATTTGATGAAGGCCACACCATTATATATTGGACAGCTAGAGGTGGGCATAGCAAAGTAGATTACACTGAATTAACCACAAAACAATTAGAAGAGTGGAATTGTAAATTTCACAATTTAATCATGAATCAAAAACCAAGTTATGATTTATTAATTTGTGATAAAACTAAACGAATTGAAGAAATATGAATATATGGGTAAATGGGTGTTTTGACATCATACATAGCGGCCACATAGATTTATTATGGTATGCGAAAAGATTTAAATCACATGATAATAAGTTAATTGTTGGTTTAGATGAAGATGAACGAATAAGACTAACTAAAGGTAAGAATAGACCAATTAATAATATTCTGGAACGTATTAAGATAATGGAAAATTTAAAAATGGTTGATGAAGTGGTTACATTTAACAGTGATGATGAATTAAAAAATTTAATACTAGAGTATAATATAGATTATATAATTATTGGTGACCAATATAAGGATAGAAAGATTATAGGTAGAGAAAATTCAAATTTTGGTATCCATTTATACCCAGTAAATGAATATTCAACTACAAATATAATAAATAAAATAACAAATAATGGTGATTAAAGAAACTAAGAAAAGAAGTATATTCAAATCTATTTCATGGAGGGTGGTAGCAGTGATTAATTCATGGACTGTGTTGTGTTTTAACTTAATTGATTCTAATTTATGGAATGCAATCATAATGAATATCAGTGGGTTTTTATTATTTTATATATTTGAAAGAATTTGGAGCAATATAACTTACGGTAGATATTATGAAAATTAAAATAATAAATGATTCAGAAAATTAAAAATATAATAAGGGAAGACCTTAAAGTTAAAACTAGAATGATTAGGGACGAGGTTTTGGTAGATAAAATTAATCAAATAGTTTTAGTCTGTCACCAAGCATTATCCAGAGGTAATGCAGTTTATTGGTGTGGAAATGGTGGTTCTGCCGCAGATGCACAACATTTGGCCGCAGAATTATCAGGTAGATTTTATTACGATAGGGACCCATTACCTTCGGATGCTTTACATTGCAACACATCTTATATTACAGCAGTAGCCAACGATTATCATTATGATATAATTTATTCAAGACTTATAAAAGGTATTGGTAAAAAAGGAGATGTATTAATCGGTTTATCAACATCAGGTAAATCAAATAATGTTGCCAATGCTTTCAACACAGCAAAACATATCGGAATGAGAACAATCGGTTTCACAGGTGAACAAAGTAATAAATTTGAATTCGTTTGTGATTTAGTATTAAACATTCCAAGTAGTGACACCCCAAGAATTCAAGAAGGTCATATGTTATCTGGACATATAATTTGTCAACTATTAGAAGAAAAATTATTCCCAAAAAAATGATATTAGTAATTTACGGAACAAGACCAGAATACATAAAAATTAGACCGCTTCTTAAGCAGTTTAGAGAAGAAAGTATTTTATATAAAACACTTTTCACTGGGCAACACAAAGATTTATTAGATGCTGAATTAACAGAAATTGATAAAGCTGATTATGTTATAGATATATCACCGTCTTTAGGTAATAGATTAAATGATGTGGTCAAATCATGCCTTTCAACCCCAGAACATGTTTTTCAAGGAATAACACATATTTTAGTTCAAGGAGATACATCATCAGTAGTTGGATTAGCATTGAATGGTTTACATAGAAAAATACCAGTAATTCATTTAGAAGCTGGATTAAGAACCAACGATTATAATAATCCTTACCCAGAAGAAAATAATAGAAGGATTGTTTCTACCATAGCACAAATACATTTATGCCCAACAAGTTTAAATTACCGTAATTTAGAAGAAGAAAATATTTTAGGTAATAAATTCATTGTGGGTAATACTGTCTTAGATGAAATGTTAGAATATAGAAAAAACATGGAATACCAAGACAAGATTCTCGTTACTTTACATAGAAGGGAAAATCATGATAAAATGGATAAATGGTTTAAAGAATTAGAAGACTTGGCTCTATATCATCAAGATTTGAAATTTATTTTACCGATTCACCCAAACCCCAATGTAACAAAACATAGACACATATTAAAAAGAGTTAACGTAATTGAACCGTTGAGTAGGGATTCGCTTTTAGAATTACTATCTAAATGTAAAATGGTAATAACTGATAGTGGTGGCATTCAAGAAGAATGTTCTTTCTTAAATAAAAAATGTTTAGTATGTAGAGAAACAACTGAAAGACCAGAAGTATTAGGTTTATCAAGCTTTATTGTTAAATCCCCAGATAATTTATTTGACTTATTTAATACACATTTGAACGATTATAAAATAGAAATTGAATCACCATATGGTGATGGTAAAGCATCGGAAAAAATTTGTAAAATATTAAAGAATTATGGAGTATAAGGTATTGGTGTTAGGTGATGGATTACTAGGTTCCGAATTGATTAAACAAACTGGTTGGGATTATTTATCTAGGAAGAAAAATGGTATTGATATTAAAGATTTCGATTCGTGGAAGCATAATATGTTAAATTACGATATAATCATAAATTGTATTGCTGACACAAATACCTATTCCAATGAAAAAGAATCACATTGGAACACCAACTATAAATTTGTTGATTATCTAATTACCTTTTGTAATAAAACAGGGACCAAACTTGTCCATATTTCAACTGACTATGTTTATGTAAATTCCATTGCTGATGCATCAGAAAATGATGTGCCAGTACATTCAAGTAATTGGTATAGTTATACCAAGCTTTTAGCCGATGGTTTAATTGAGCTTAAATGTGATAATTATTTGATTTGTAGGTGCAGTCATAAACCAACTCCATTTAAATATCCTGAAGCTTGGGTTGACTTTGTTGGAAACTTTGATTATGTTGATAAGATATCAAGTCTAATTATTGATTTGGTTAAGAAAGAGGCTAATGGTATTTATAATGTAGGGACTGAATTAAAAAATATGTATGAATTAGCCAATAAGACTAGAAAAATTTCTGGAATATTTAAACCAGAACATGTACCAGATGATGTCTCAATGGATATTAAAAAATTGAAAAAATGCTTAGATATTTAAAAAATAAAATGGCTATATTATCACTAGCTTTGTCTAGAGTTGAAAAACAATCCTTAAATCAAAAATCTGATGCTTTGGGCACCGAAGGTGCCATGGAACAAAGTTATCACCAAGGTATGTTAGCTGATGCCTTATTAAGGGGTGAAATCACTATGCCAGTAAAAGAATTAAGATGGCGTTTATACAAAGTATTAAGCGAATCAAAAAATAGAACAGCTAAAATAACGGGTTATGATAAAGATGGTTTACCAATAGTAGAAACATACACCATCGAGAAATATAAATTAGATAAGATAAAATGTGATAATTTTGACCCATATCCAGTTGAACTTGTGGTTAGTAATAATGATATAATGAAATCAACTTATGAGACTTTTAGTAATGAAAAATTAAAAGTTCATACTGAAAAAGAAATTGAAACCTTTGATGAAACCAATGAGATGTTTGATTTAGTATCTAATAAGAAATACACAACTAATAACTTTGGAGAAATAATTGAAGAGGAAGAGGAAGAGGAAAAAGAACCAACTAGAACATTGGGTCAAATTACTTTTGATGATATGGTGGCTACAATGAGAACTAAAAAGACTCTATATGTGCACAGGGAACTAAAACCAAAATTTGAAATTGAATATTATACTAAGAAGATGTTGGTTAGAACTATAAATGAAGATAAAAAATTATTGGAATTTTATTTATCTTCATATCCAGATGAATTTGATAGGAAAACACGATTATTAATTTCAGAAATTAAAAAAAGTATTAAAAACCCCAGAGCATCAGATATACTAGATATTAAAAAGGTTGGGTTTATTTCAGATAAGACAATTGGTTCAATCGATGGGTTAGAATATGAATATGAGATTAAACACTTTGATAAGATAGTAGAATTCAACGGACATTACGTTATTAAGTTTGTGGCTGAAGCGACAATAAAGGGTGAAAATATATTCGAAAAGTATAAATTAGCGGAATTAGAAAAGCGTTACGAAAATAAAGAAGCAAAAAAACGATAGTTTTTGTTTAGTTTTTAAAATTTGTAAGTATATTTAATGTGAGTTATCAAACAGCTCACATTTTTTTATGACAAAAAAACGAAACGGACAGGTACCACAAATTAGTGAAAAGGTGAGACCTGTAAATGAAATTTTACCAACTAAAGTAAGATTAAAGTGCAAAAACACCAAACAAAAAGACTTTGTAAATCTAATTAAAGAAAAAGAAATCGTTCTTTGTTCTGGCCCCGCTGGTGTTGGTAAGAGCTTCGTAGCAATCGCAGTAGCTTTAGAATTACTTCAAGACCCCACCAATTCATTTAATAAAATTTTAATAGTTAAACCAGCAATTGAAGCTGAAGAGAATTTAGGATTCTTGCCAGGTAATCTAAAAGAAAAACTAGAACCTTATTTAGCTTCATCAATTGATATCGTAGATAAAATAATTGGTGAAGATGCTAGAAGAAAATTAGAAGATTCTAAAGAATTAATGGCAGAACCTTTAGGGTTTATTAGAGGTAAAAGTATAGATAATTCAATCTTAATTGGTGAAGAAGGGCAAAATACATCACCGTCTCAAATGAAAAGCTTATTAACTAGAATTGGATATGGTTCAAAGTATATCATTTCTGGTGATATGGACCAATCTGATAGATATGATGATGCCACTAAAACAGGTTTATATGACGCAATGAATAGACATAGAAATATTGAAGAGATTGGTTTCTTTGAATTTGATGAAAACGACATTGTTAGGAACCCATTAATAACTAAAATGGTTAATAACTATAAAAAAACGAATAAAGATAAATAATTCTCAATTTTTATTTACTTTGAGTTATTTTTCATTAAACTAATACAATGAGAATAGGAATAACATTAAACGAAGTTATTAGAGACTTCATAGGACAATTAAAATATGTCTATGGGAAATACTACCAAAAAGATTTGGAAGATGTTGAAATAGAAGAATGGGATTTACTTAAATACTTTAAATTCCCTTCTGAAGAGAAACTAAACGAATTTCTTTATAGTGAGGCACCCATGGAGATTTTCGCACATGCGGACCAATTACATACGAACATTGGGCCTATATTAAATAGGTTTATTTCGGATATTAACGATGAAGAAGAACACGAGGTAATTATTATAAGTCGAGACGCTCATAAAAGCCGACCTTCAACACTTTTCTTTTTATCTAAATTAGGATTTACAGGTGATAATATAAGATTTGTCATGGACACTTCTAAAAAATGGGATGGTATTGATATTTTAGTAACAGCCAACCCGATAGCTTTAGAAGCTAAACCAGAAGGTAAAATATCCGTAAAAATAAAAACTTCTTATAACAAAAACTCTAAAGCCGATTACGAGCTGGAAAATATTTTAGAATTTGTTAATGATGAAGAAACATTTAATAAAATTATAAACAATGATTAAATTATTCGGTGAACATTATTTTATAGACTTTGAAGAATTGGATAACTTCTTACTTTTAGATAAAGATGAGAAAGATAAAATAACAACAACCAAAACAACAGAAACTTTTAATGACCATGGAAAGTCTTCTGGTGTTGTTGTAGAAAATAAAGAACACATAAAACATAAAGAAATTAATGGAGTTAAATTTGAACTAGTTAGAAGTTTTATATCCGACTTGGGAGATGAACAAGAAGCTGATTCAATGTTAGCATCAAATAGCTTAAAAGAAACAAGTGTTAGATTTAAATTAGCTTTTAACACTTTATTAATATATGGTATACTTAAAAAAATGGATTAAAAATGGAAAATAAACAAGAAAAAATTTTAGAATTTGTTGAAAGAATTGATAATAATGACTTCGGTTTTTATTTCTTTACTTTGGACACAAAAGGGAACCCACTTGCTGGGATTGCCAATATTTATGAACACGTAAAAGTCTTAAATGAATTAGGTTATAAGGCTTATATTTTACATGATAAAGATGATTATCACGGTGTCGGTGAATGGTTAGGCGAAAGTTACGCTAAATTACCTCACGTATCAATAGAAAAAAAAGAATTAAATTTAAGTCCTATTGATTATTTGATTATCCCAGAAATATTCGCTAACGTGATGGAATCTGTTAAAGATTTCCCATGTAAAAAAATTGTACTTTCACAATCATATAATGCTATTCTAGAATTATTAAGAATAGGTGAAAGATGGGATTTTACTTATGGATTTAGAGATATAATAACTACAAGTCAAAAACAAGGTGATTACATTAAAAGATTATTCCCAAGTGTGATTAACCATATTATCCCACCATCAATTCCTGATTATTTCAAACCGAGTAACAAATTGAAGAAACCGATTATCTCTATTTTAACTAGAGACCAAAAATCAGCATTAAGGATTATTAAATCATTCTACTTACAATATCCTATGTATAAATGGTTATCATTTAGGGAATTAAGAGGGTTGCCTAGAAAAACATTTGCAGAACAATTAGGGCAATCCTGTTTAGCTGTATGGGTTGATGACATTTCAAGTTTTGGTACGTTCCCATTAGAATGTATTCAATCTGATACACCAGTTGTTGGTAAAATCCCTGATATGGTACCAGATTGGATGGAAGATGAAGGTTCAACCACATCAAACATTAAATTAAAAAATAATGGTATTTGGACCAACGATATTTTAGCAGTCCCAACATTGATTGCTGACTATATGAGGGCTTGGTTAGAAGATTCGATTCCTCAAGAATTTATAGATGGAATTAATGCATCTAAAGACCAATTTACTGAAGAAATTGTAAATGAGAAAATAAAGAATGTTTACGGAAACTTCGTTCAAAAAAGAAAAGAAGAATTTGAAACATTACTAAAAATAGAAGAAAAAACCAAATAAGATGAAAGAAGAAAATCAAATAAGTATAATTATCCCAGTATTCAATGCTGATGAAACCTTTTTAAAGAGAGCAATTCTTAGTGTTTCTAAACAAATAGTAACACCAGATGCGTTAATTTTAGTTGTTAAAAAAGACTCTGATGATGTAAAATTAGTAGAAAAATTAACAAAAGAGATAAAAGTGCTTAATTATCAGATAGTTATTAATGAAGGCAATACAAATTTTCAAGCCCAATTAAATTTAGGTGTAAAAGAATGTAAAACCGATTGGTTTATATTTCTTGAGCAAGATGATGAATTGGCCAGAATATGGGTTAATAATGTAATCGACTATAGATTGGACCAACCGAATGTTAATATCTTTTTACCAATGGTATTAGATGTAACACCAGCGGACCAATTTTTGAACTTTACAAATGAAGCCGTTTGGGCATCCCAATTCTCTGATGAACTTGGAATTTTAGACAATGCATCTTTATTAAGATATCAAAATTTTAATATCGATGGTATGGCAGTACTTAAAGAAGCCTACGAAGAATATGGTGGGCTTAAAGAAAGTATGAAATTAAGCTTTATCTATGAATTCTTATTAAGAATGACCCATAACCCATGTAGAGTTATGGTAATACCTAAATTAGCGTACAAACACGTAAACGAAAGAGAAGGTAGTCTTTGGAGTACATATAAAAAAGAACTTTCCCTAGATGAATCAAGATGGTGGTTAAGTTTGGCTAAGAAAGAATGTTATCATCTTGATGATAGAAACATTCTTTACAAAAAAAAGGACTAAGTATTAATGACTAAACGAAGAGGTCGTAAAAGAAAAAATGGTTTATATTTTGGTGCAGTACAAGAAAAAGCAGTTGTAGAATTTTTAAATGAAGAAGACCCAGCAATTAGAAATAAAATTTATAATGAGCATTTAAGAGATGCATTTGACACCATGATTGATTCAATCATTAGACGTTATAAATTATATAGAAACAGCTATTCATTTGAAGCTATTCACAGTGATACTTTATCATACCTTATACTGAAAGCAGATAAATTCGATTCCAGTAAGGGTAAACGTGCCTATTCTTATTATGGTACCATATGTAAACATTATCTTTTAGGTTTATTAATAAAGGACGATAAACAGTTAAATCAAATGGCTGATTTCGATTCTTCAATGTCAACAATACATAAACAAGACGATTATGTATATTCATTACCCGAAAGTGATTACGGGTTATCTGATTTAATAGACACTATCATAGAAGAACTTAAAATAGAACTTAAAACCAATGAAAATGATAGTAAGAAGAAGTTAACTGAAAATGAAAGAAAAGTAGGTGAAGCGTTAGTTGATATACTTAGTGAGTGGGAAAACCTATTTGAATCTTTACAAGGTGGTAGTAAATTCAATAAAAATATGATTTTAGCTACCATTAGGGAAAACACCAACCTTGTAACTAAAGATATTAGACTTGCAATGCGTAGGTATAAAAATATTTACAACCTAATCAAAGAAGATAAAATAGATAAGGGTTATTTGTAATAAAAGCCTAAAACCACCTATTTATAATAAAAAGATATATTATGCCCAGAGCCACAAAACAAAAAATAGAAATTAATAACAGCAATTCTCTTCAGAATATAATGCAAGAAGTTTACAATAATGCTTGCGGTATGATTCAAGATGCTCAAAAAGTAATCAATGAAGTTGATTCTGGTTCATCACCAGAAGATGTTGATGATTGGGTTAAAATAGCCAAAGCAAAAACAGACGCTTTAAAACTTAAGGATTCAGCAATAAAAATCAAATTAGATGTTGGTAAATTACAAAGTGATATCATTAAACATAATGGTGATATTGCTGCGGCAGTTGGTAATAACCAAGAAATTGTTAGTAAAGATAGTTTTGCCAGAATTAGAGAAATGGTTAACAATAGAGACTCAAAATCTGAATAAAATTTTATAATGGATGTTACTAGAGAAAAATCTAATGTATTCGGTCAAATAGCTGCATTAAGGGTTTCCAGCGAAGGTTACCCTAAAATGTCTTTGCTGAATTCTCTAGAATCCATATCCCAAAAAACAAATAGCTTAGATTTCCTAATAGACTTACACAAGGCTTTAATTGGTTTCGAATCACTTAAAGAATCTTTAGTAGAAGTATTAACATATAATTTAGAAGAAATTGAATTAGAGATTAAAAAAGCACTTAAAAAATCTTTAAAATCTATGGTTAGTTGTAGTATAAACCCTTCTATACCACAAGACTTCATTGATAATGGAATTACATTAGAATTAAATAAAATTGATTTACTTGATATCTTTAAAGTAGACCCTTTATCTAGTGCTGGTAAATTATTTTATGATGATAGGGAAAGTTTATTAAATAGTACCGACTTCAACACATACTTGTATAACACAATCCAAGATAATGGTGGAACCAACGCTTGGGGATTACAAACAACTAATAATGAAATCCTTCAAATAAGATTTGATGAAAATGGGTCAGACGCTAACTCACCTAACAATACTATAAACGTAAAACCAAGTGATTATTACAGTAACACAGCATACAATAGAAAATTACCAGATTTAAATAATGATTATATTGATAGTATAAAGTTATTCAATCCTCAAAAATTGATTAACAATATTATTGAATCTATTTTTGGCACTCTTAGTATACACATAGGTAAAAGCAAAGAACAAATAAAAAATGAGATTAGAATTGAAGATATTATCAATAGGATTATAAATACTGATGAAGAAATCGTTATCGATGATAGTTATTTTCTTTTTAGCAACGAAGAAATAAGTTCAATTGATTATAGAGCTGAGATTAGAAGACAAGGTAAAACTATAATAACCACTTGCGGTAATGTCGAATCAACAGTATCTATTGAAAATTTATCTAATTTAAACGATGAATTAGATGATTTAAATGATGAACCTAATACTCCACAATTAATTGAAATAACCAACACTATAGTTAAAAGCGGTTTAGACACATTAGCTGATAATTCAGCCGATAATGTGAATGAAAAAGATAAGTTAAATATTAAAATTAATTTTATTGAAAAAATGTTAAAACATTTGATGTCAGCAATAGTGAATGTAATCTTATCACCAAAATTAATTATAATATTAGCCGTAAATCATGCTATTGTTTATGGTGAAACATTTAATAATACAGAAGACTTTATTAGTAAAAATAGAAGTTTAATTACTGAAGTTTTAAAAACTATTAGAAATGCGGTAATCGCTATTTTAATGGAAAAGATATTAAAACAAATAAAAATTTTAGTAACAGATAATATAATAAAAACTCAAATTGAAAGAGTTAAATTTAAAAAAGCTCAGACAGCTAGTTTAGTAGGTATACCAACTGACTTACTTAGACAAATATCTGGATTAATAACTTAAATTATGGCACAAGCAAGTTCAATGACAAACGTTATAAATACGCTAAAAGCAGCTTTCTCTGTACCTAGAACACCAATAGAGAGCATACCACCTCAATTACTTTTGGTTGGTGCTAGATTAAGACCAGGTTTAAGTTCTAGAAATGTAGCCGCTAGAGTTATAGCTAGACAATCAGAAACTGGTGCGCCAGTAGGTGATATTTTTTCTGAAAATTCCAACGTTATGGAATCAATGATTGTTGTAATTGTTGAAGAGGTAATCAGTGCTTTACAGTTAGATGCTAAAATAGAAATTGTTGTTCCACCTGGTGTTCAGGTAACCACAACAGGTTTAGGTAATATGGGTGGCCCTGTTATAAGTCAAGGCGCAACAACAGCGATAGCTAAAGGTGAAGGCGTAATTAGATAATTATGAATTACGAAGAAATGTCAAATACAGAGATAATTACTATTCATATAGAAATGAATGAAGAATATGAGGCTATCAAAACCCAAATCCTTCAACTCGTAGAAAAAATGGATAGAATGGATGTTGAATATGCTAAAGGAAAAGCAGTTTTAAATAAAAGATTACAAAGATAATGAGTAATAAATATGCATATGGTGGTGGCAGTATATATAATAAAGGCTCTAAGAGGCGTTTAGAGAGCACTATATACTATTATGGCAAGGTTGTGTCCAATTTTGATGAAGTGGGCGCAAATCGCATTAAAGTGCGTATTACTGGCGTTGATGACACTATTGTTAACGATGAGTTAACCTACGCATTCCCAATGTTGCAAAAATTCTTTCATGTTGTACCAAAAGTAGGTGAAACTGTTTTGGTATTTATTCCAGATAGTAGAAATCCTTTCATTGATAGATTATATTTAGGCCCAATTATTTCTCAACCGCAAAATTTATTAAAAGATAGTGAATTATTTTCTTCTAAATCAACTTTAAGTAGTGGAATAAAACAAGCTCAACCAGCACCGTTTACCATACCTGAAAATAAAGGTGTTTACCCTAATATAACCGATATCGCCATTCAAGGTAGAAACAATTCTGATATAATTCTTAAAGAAAAACAAGTATTACTTAGAGCTGGACAATTTGATTCAAATATATCAAAAGGAGAAATTCCTAAATTCAATTTAATAAATCCATCATATATTCAAATTAAGCATGATGTGGTATTGGTTGAAAAAACGGAAAATAGGGCTACCGAATTTGGTGGTACCATAAACGTGGTGAGCAATAAAATTAATTTATTGACTCATAAAAATGGAACACCAAGATTTAAATTGAATAACCAAGATGATATGGTTACTGATGAAGAAATTCAAAAGATTATAAATGAAGCACACCCATTGGTCTTTGGCGATAACTTAATCGATTTTATAAAAATATTAATAAACGCATTCACAAATCATGTGCATGCATATCCAGGTATGAAACCACAAGACCTTTCTGGTTCTAATGATATTGATAAATTGCTTGAATACAATTTACAATCATTACTATCTAAAAATATACGGATTAATTAATATTATTAGATATTTATTATAAAAACAAGTAATGGTAATAAGAACATATTTTGACAGGAACAATACTTTAGTGTATAACCAAACTACAAACACTGGTAAAAATCCTGTAGCTGAATTATTTTATGGTGGTGTTCCAGAAACGAAAAATCCACTATTCACAAGATATATTTTTCAATTCGATACTTCAAGAATTGAAGGATTTAGGTCAAAAGGTATGTTCCCAGATTTATCTAAAATAACCCACACTCTTAGAATGACCAACACAAGTACATTTGATGAAACTTTATTGGGAAAAGAAACAGGTGATGGTAAAGATAGAAATTCTTCATTCAACTTAAACTTATTCGCAGTAAATCAAGATTGGGATGAGGGTATTGGTTATGATTTTGCTGGTCAAAAATATTTTTCATTATCTGATGCAACAGTATTAAGTAATGCCGCATCAAATTGGGGTGAAGCTCAAACTGGAACCGATTGGAGTAATAGTGGTGTATTTAGTGCTTGGACAGGCATAACTATTTTAGCCACACAACATTTCGAAGATGGTAATGAAAATCTTGAAATTGATATTACTAATATTGTAAATGCTTACTTAACAGGTGGTACAAATTATGGTTTGGGTTTAGCATTCGATGAAGGTATGGAAATATCCATTGAAGATAATCTAAAATATGTCGGTTTCTTTACCAGACATACACAAACATTCTATGAGCCTTATATAGAAACAAGATATGCAGATTCTATCATAGATAATAGAGGTAATTTTTACTTAGATAAACTTAACAAACTTTATTTATATGTTAATTTAGGTGGCGTACCAACTGATGTAGATTCTATGTCAGGCATGGGCGTAACTATTTTAGACAATGCTGGTGAAACTTTTTCATCATTTACAAGTAGTGACATCACTCATGTAACTCAAGGAGTATATTCAATTGAATTATTGGTACCTACCACAAATGTTGGTTGTGTATTATATGAAGATATTTGGACTGGAGTAACCATCAATGGAATTACTAGACCAGCCATTGAATTAGAATTTGAGTTGAAATCTGCTGATGGTTATTATAACATCGGTTCTGATTCTTCAGTACCTAAACAGTTCACTTTTAACGTTTCAGGTATTAAAGATAAAGAAAAAATCAATAGGGGTGATATAAGGAAAGTTAGAATTATGGCTAGAGTTCCTTACACAACAAACCAACAAGAAGTGTTGGATTCATTAGAATATAGGCTATATACCAGAGAAGGTAAAGCTGAATATACAGTTATTGATTATGCGCCAGTAGAATTGGCATTTAACTACAATTATTTCTTATTAGATACAGCTAGTCTTGTCCCAACAAGATACTACTTAGATGTTAAAGCAACATCAAGCTACGAAGTGACCACAACTAAAAATATTATTAGTTTTGACATTACGAGCCAAGTAGATGAAAGAAAGGGTTAAAATAGAAGATTCTAAATGTATCAACACTAAATGTCCAATAAATCAATATTGCTACACTTACAATAATTCAGCAACCAAAATAGTTTGGTTCGACTTCTTTTATATTAACAAAAACCACATGGGTTGTGATTTTTATTCAAAATTATAGTTTACTTATTTGAAATTTTAGGTTCATAATTAAGCTTTGAATATTTTATTTCTAAGTCCAGAAACATCAATTTCTTTATCTTCAATTTCTAATGCCTCAATTTTTATTGGGGTATTTTTAAATAGAGTGATTTCTCTTTCATCTTCACCAATTTGCGGGTCTATATTGGCTATAATAGTTTGATTCCAATCAACATAACTTTGATTTATTGAAGTTTGAATTTTAATTCGTTTTCCAGCACCACCCCAATGAGCCTCAGCCGAATTTTTATCAAAGGACCAATATCTGCCTAAACGTTTAGCTTCTCTAGGTAATGATTGAATCCATTTATCATCAACAGTCATTTCACGCCAAATGGTGATTATATCACCATCAATATAATCTTGAATATCACTTATAAATTGCTCAATTCTATATTCAACTTCATATGTTATCCATTGTTTAAATCTATCCAATTCAAGGATTTCATCTTCATCCATATCCATCAAGGCTTCTTTTTCTTCTGAGTTTAGATTATAATCATCTTGCATTTCATATTTAAACATCGTTACAGGTGTTTCCGTAGAACTAGATAACCACGAATCAACGATTTTCTTAACATTAAAGTCTTGTAATGAAATGTTTGAAATGGGCATTTCATTCATTAAACCTTCCCTTAATAACTTTTTAATTGATTGTGACATACTATAAATAGTTTATTCCCCATAATTGTTTACATTTTTTTATTTTTTCATATATTTATTTATAACGTGATTGAACTAGCGTGTTAGTCTTGAGTCGCAAATCGACTTTAGAGTTATCCAAAAGGTAACGAAAATATTAGCACATTAATTTTAAATTAAAAAGTAATTATGACAATTAAAACAATTTCGGATAAAAATCCGACAGCTAATCTTGCTATCAATAGAAGTAGGATTAAAAAGTATGGGAAGAATAAGAGTATTCCTTCATACTATTTAGAAAAGGGACAAGAGTTCCAAATCGAACTGTACAATCCAACTCAGGAAAAAGTACTTACAACAATCAAATTAAATAACAAACCAATTTCAGGTGGCTTAGTTTTAAGACCAGGTGAACGTGTATTCCTTGATAGGTTTTTAGACACAAACAAAAAGTTTCTATTTGATACCTATAAAGTGGATAATACCAAATCTTCACGAAAAGCTATTGAACCTAATGGTGACGTAGAAATCGCATTCTTTAAAGAAATCCAAATTCAACCTTTTATGAGTTATGCTAGTGGTACCGTAACATTAGATTGGACGGATAATAGTACTGGTAATATTGGTAATTCATTTATAACCACCAATGGTAATGTTGGTATAGGAACAACTACTGACTTAAAAAATGTACTTTCTACCAATACTGGTGGAGTTACATTTTCAGGGCCAGCTGTTACAAATAGTGTTAACTGTAGTTATAACTTAAGTGATGTGGGTCAAGATTTTTATATTCCTGTTAGGGGTGTATTGAAGGGTTCTACTTTTGCAAAAGCTTTAAAATCTAGAGCTAGAAATGTAACACCTACTAAAATTGAAACTGGTAGAGTTGAACAAGGTTCAAAATCAGACCAAAGTTTATGTGAAGCAACTGGTGAATTCGAAACAAGTTCATTTCATGTTGTTAGGTATAAATTATTACC